TCATGCCCATAGGGGTGCTGAGTAGTTACGAGGAACCTTTAGTTCGTTAAAAATGCTCTCGTCCGCTATATCGACAATAAATGTCTTACTACAATCCCAGTACACACCTCCATTTTCCTCTGTCATTGAAGGCTCGAATGTGAACGGATCGGCGCTGAGGACTATGTTTCTTTCTGTGCCTCCGAGAGAGGAAATCATTAAAAGACAGGAAAACTCTTTCATAATGTTAAATTTTAGGGTGATTATTACTAATTTTTAAGTGACAGAAATTTGCACTCAGTATGTATTAAAAATAATTAAATACCCCGTTTTTTTTGGTATTTTCGAGGTGTTTTCGGAAAAAGCCGCTGGCGGTAGCGATAAAAGTTCTTCAGGAGCGCATCGGGCGATATAGACCTCAGAGAGTATCTCCTGATGAAATTGTCTACCACATCCTGGTTCCGTAACGGCCTGCCCAACTCTTCATTCTCAATCATGAGTCGGTGAAACTCGAAATTGAAGAGAAGTCGAATATGCTCTTCGATTTTTTTCGCCGCATTACTGGATAGATAATTGAAGTAAGCCGGATCCTTACCAGGATGTCCATCCATCTTTGAGCGCCGTGAAGGCAGATATATCTTGAGATTACAGTCTTGCATGACGTCATGATGAGAGTCTGGCTTGGCCATACAATTCCACACCACATGATACAGATCTGTGGTGTATGGAATTTTTACTCCGCCTGTTTCTGGCTCAATTTCTAGCTTTTTTTGAATATACTCTGCCAAATAGGGCTCAATTCTAACAGACGCTGTTCGTTTCGAGAGACGTTTTTTTCTTTCCATATCGTTTTTGCTTATTTTAGCTTCCTACCGTCCTACAATCCTACAAATTGTAGGCTTACGAATGCAAAGATACTACATTTCAGCGAGTTACACAAATTTTATCAAACATATTTTTGTCCTACACACTCATTTTTTCGTTTCCTACACGTCCTACAATCCTACAAAATGGGGTATTTTGTAGGATGAAATCTCCAAAAGCGCCAAAATGTAAAAATTTCCTATTTCCTACAACGTCCTACAATCCTACAGCATTTCCTACAAAACCACAAAAACGCAAAAATACACATAACATACTGATAATAAGATAAATAGATAATAATAATAGTTTGAAAAGAAATACATTTGTAGGATTGTAGGATTGTAGGAAGGCATTTTTCTGAAAATCATTTTCAAAACTTCGTTTTCTCGGTTATTTTTGGATTTTTAGGGGGTACGGGGGATTTTTCGCATCTGGAACACACATAAATGTAAAGAAATACCCACGCTCGCCCTCCCGGGTTTACGTGGGTAAAAATATGCAAAATTCAACTCAAATTTATGCGGAAAACTTTTGGTTTTCTCGAATATTTTTTGTATCTTTGTATCGTTAAATTGGGGTAATCTACATCTTATATAAGATAGTTTTTCAACTCTTATCAGAACGGTTTATCCCCATTCTTGCCGGCGTCTGTTTCATCAAATGGTATACTGCCAGGCTTGTACTGCTGGGTATTAATATCAGTATTAGCCTCTTCATTCACTCCTGAAGTGCTCAGAGCGACGCTCTCGGCGGGGATTTCTCCTCGTCTGAAGTCGATATTATACATCTCCATGAACTTATCGTAGTCGATGATAATTGCACTTGTAGATGTAGAGCGCTCCTTACGCACTCTTACCATCGTTTCCTGGTCATCCGGCTTAGCAACCTCGACGGTCTCCTCCCATGCGAAGCGCCGAGATGGTACGGTTCCAATATATGATGGATGTGAGCGAAGATTCTGCTCAAGGGTAGATAATGTCGTATTCTCGCTATTGTAGCCACTCCTGTCGTATATGGAATATACGCTGCTTAGGCGCAGGAAGAGGATATGTGTGCCCGGGTCGAAACCGAATGTCTTCTTGTCTCCGTGAGAATCCTTGCCTGTAACGCTCTTAGGCTGCTCGATGAGCATCTCTCGGCCAACGAGTACCTGTTTTGTGTCGATCATGTTGTTGACTGCATTGAAGAACATAGCGAGCTTGTCTGTGCTTCGGATCAGAGAAAGCTGGAACTTAATCTTCTCCTGCACAAGGGCGAAAAACTCATCATACGTAAACGGCAGTTTAAGCTTAGAATATTGCTCTACAAGTTTCACCATTCCAAGAAAGAGAGAAGCGGTCTTCATAAGTCGATCCATCTCTCCGGAATTGATTACATCACTCTTGAGCTCGCTGTACGCCTCTTGCTTGAGTGCACGGAAATGATCCATGACTGCCGGTCTGAGCAACAGTACTTCTAGTAATACGTTGGATAATCCTATATTCTTCTCTATATTCTTGAGCTCTTCGAACAGCTTAGTCTCCTCTGGTGTTCTGTTTTTCGGCTTAGGAACCTCGCAGATAATAACACGGCTCATCAGGGCGTTGTCATCTCGCTGAGGGGTCTCCTGACCGCAAATAACCACCGGCGCAAATACCTTATCATTTTCAATATCTCTTCCAGATGTCCCGCGACGCTTCTGCTTGTCGTCTCCGTCGTATACTATACCCTTCAGAGCCTGGAACTTGGTATCTGAGATATCTTTATTATTGTACTCATCGAGCACGACCGGGACATCTCGAAATGTACCCATGATGGTGCTCATGGCCGCATCAGTACCTGTATTGAGGTTGAATATCGGAATGGTAGGACTTATGAACAGAGATCGAATTGAAATTGCAATCTGAGTCTTACCTGAAGACATCGGGCCCATAAAGAACGGAGCCGTAAAGAGTCGGTCTAGGCAGTGAATATTACTTCTGAAGGCGCACATCAGCGCGAAAACTATCGCCCATTTACCATTATCATTGATTTTGTACACCTTATTCATTAACGATGCCCATTGTTCGAACGTGACCTGCTTGTTAACAGGTATATCTTCATACACGAGCTGCGATATCAATTCATACTTGTCAGATTGCCTTCCAGATCCGGCATATATAGTAGAGAAGGCAGGGAGATAGTAGTTCATATGATTATGGGTCACTACGCCTAGCTCATTAACCTTCTCGAACACATATTTTCCACTTTCGTCTTCATGCGCTATACCGTTGGCGAAGGCGAAGAACTGCTCATCGGTCTTTCGACTCATTCCTTCAGACTGCTGATTGCCGTATGTTTGAATCTCTCGGCACTGAACAAAATGGCGGCTCATATACTCCTTGATACGCCTCCACTGCCACTCTTCGCCGTCCGTGAAATTCACACCTTCATAGTTGATAAGAACATCCTCGATAGTACTCATCTTTTTAAGAGAGCTCGATAGGACTTCAATATACAACGGCTTATCGAAATATCGGCGGTTAACCTTTAATACTCGCTTATTCTGCTCGAAATCCTCGTTGAAGATATGGAGCAGAGGAACCATATAAAAGTCTGCGACCTGCGAGAAGCCACGTCCATTCTTGTTCTGGAACATGTAACAGACCGGTATTCCCTGCTTATTCAGACGGGGATAATACTTGCACTCGCGAAACATCTGGGCGTACTCGCCTTCCCTTGCATAGCTAGGAACCTCATCACCATCGAAGTCATCATCATACAGATCGTCTTTCAGCGCATTTGCCTTCATGACGTTCTTGCGCTTACTGACGAATGGTTTACGGATCTCGTCAAACTGACCCTTAGATAATCCCAACTTACTGCAGTAATGATTCTTGTTTACGGTGATGACTGTCTCTTCTGCGTAGCTTGTCAGTTCTATACACCTGGTAATGATTGGAACCTTGTCGCCCAGGAAACCAGACAGCAAATCTCCATGTATACGTATATAGAAGTCGATGAAGGATTCTACCTTATCTTCATGCATAACTCTGATTTGCGAGATTCCTGCCTTGAACATTTCGGCCAGAGCGGAGAGATAGCTGCTATCATCGCCTGTCGTCGTATCTATGCTGCAGCCTTCTTCAGTTGTGGCTAGATAGCAGCAGATTCGGCGTAGGTTCTGAATATCGGTGGCAGACGGAGTACCAGCTATGTATACAATCGGATTATCACCATATGACTCCATGAAGGTATCGATAGATGATGTTACGATAGCAGGCTCATTATTCCTCAGATTATCCTTCAGATCGTCAAGTCCAAAAATACCCTGTTGCATATCTTCTTTCTTAATACTATCAACATTGCGTCGGATATCCCGAACTTTATCTTCCAAGATTGTCATCTTTGTATCGAAGTCCTTAGTCATGCTCTTCATATACTCAAGACGCAGTCCGGCGTCCTGCACGCATGCTACCAGGTTAGCGATAGTATTCATGGCTGAAGCGATTGTAGCCTCGTCCTTGCATCCGCGAGGAACCAGCATTCTTTTCATCGCCTTCGGAAATGTTTCAGTTGCATCGATTAACTTCTGTTTTACGCCATCCTTACAGAGCTGACCGTAGCTGTCTGGATCATATCCCTTCGGCAAGCGAACGCACCTGACGCTCGCTCCTGCCGTCAATAACAGTTCACTATTCTTGACGGCAGCCTTAATCCCTGCGCTGTCCGCATCGTAGATCATTACAACAGACTGAGTGAAGTGCATAATGAGTTTTACCTGGTCATCGGTAAATGCTGTTCCCGATCCACCGATAACGTTCTCGACCCCATATTTATGTAGAGTGACAACATCGAACTGCCCCTCTACGAGATAAGCAAAACCCTCTTTCGCTATCGCCCTTTTTGCTTGGAACAGTCCGAAAATATGCCGACCTTTTCTGAAAATGGGCGTCTCTCCGGTATTAACATATTTGCCAACTTTATCGTTCGGAGTAACAATTCTTCCGGAAAACGCAACGACTCTTCCAGACACGTCGTAAAACGGGAACATTACGCGGTCTCTGAAGAAGTCATAGTTTCTCCCGTCTTGAGACTTGCCTACGACTCCAACATCTTCCAATATCTGCAGACTGTACCCATTCTCCACGAGATACTTCATCGCTACATTACCATTCGGAGCATAGCCCACTCCATATTCTGCAAGCACCTTATCTGTATAATCGTAACCGCGTTTTTTAAGGAAGCTCTCCGCTTGCGAGATATTGCCCTGGTAGAACTTTGCGGCAGCAGCAATGGCTATACGACGAGACTCAAGCAATTTATACGCAGCGTTTTCTTCCGGAGTAGATTCTTGTTCCGGAAACTCAACATCAGCGAGCTTGCAAGCTATTCGCAATGCCTCGTTAAAAGTTATCTGGTTGTATTTCTGCAGAAAGTCCAGAACGTCTCCATGCTCACCACACACGAAACAATGGTACGTCTGTCTAGCCTTATTAACCATCATAGAAGGATGACTATCATTATGGAACGGACAGATACCCTTGTAGTTAATGCCCGCCTTCTGAAGATTAATATAAGCGCCTATCACATCAACAATATCAAGTTTACTCTTGACATCGCTAATGAAGTCTGAGTTGATTTTCATATTTCTTATTTTGTTTAGTCGAACAGATTGAGCTGTAGAGAATCGAATGCTTCAGATATCGTAATATTGAAGTATGCTGCCACAGCTTTATACTCTTCTGGTTTTATAGCCTTACGGCCGAAGAAAATATCCCAGTATCTTACCTGGTTAATACCAGTCTCCTTAAAAAAGAACTTGCTTGGATGGAAGTCCTCAAGATGACGGAAGCGACACTCAAGCAACTTCTTCAGGCGATTCTCCTTAACAACCTGATGTTTGTCGTCCAACCTATGGCGAAGCGCATATAATCGAACGGCCATTACGGAACGATCGAGTTGTCGTGCCATATCCTCAAGACTCATTCTTCCGTAATTCCCAACCAGGTATGCAATTTCATTTTTGTTCCATTTTCTATTACTCATAATCACATATTGGTCTATTATTATACTCGACGTATCTCTTTAATTTGAGACAGAACCAGCCATTAATGCAAGCTCTGCCTTCTTTGCAAATTGCGCATTTCTCATACATAAGCTATTTTGTTTTTATATGCTCCAGGTAATATGCTGCCACCTGCGCTAGTGATCTTAGCTGGAGCTTAGCCTTAATATTCTCCCTATGCCGTTGTACGGTTTTTACAGATATATAAAGACGGTCTGCGATCTCCTGGGCGCGCAAGCCTTTAGATATAAGTTCTACTATATCTAACTCACGATCAGTAAGCTTAGAGTCTAGTTTAGGCTTGCAGATGACACCTTCCATTCTGCATTCGCCACGCAACGGGCACTTGACCTCCTCAAAATGAAAGAAACCGTCTGCATCGATATCAGGAGTATGCGCATCATATTCGCCGAAATTACATCTGCAGAACCTAGATACAATGTTGAATTCGTATACCTTGCGATTTAGTTCGCTCGCCGTATACAGCTCACACAGAGCCCTAAAGGTTTGAGGATATCTGGTTTTGATTAGGTCTAGCATCTCCTCGATAACTTCGCGGCTGTCGGCTGTAAGTTCCTGGACAGGTTTGCCCAGTTGCTTATACATAACATCACCTTCTGGTGTATTGTAAAACTCGACTGACCCCATACTTACTCCTCCGGAAAAAGTTCGCTCTCCTGCATACCTAGATACTCAGCGACAATTCCTCTGCATAGAGCGTTCGGCTTGGACTTGCCTTGGATCCATCTATAGACGGAATTATTAGATACTTTGCATTTCTCAGCAAGTGCTTCTACAACCTTACAACGAGGGTATGGAAGACTCTTCATGTACTCACTAAAACCCATATTTTTTAAAATTTTTGTTTGAAATCATCATTATGTGCGACTTTTTTTGTATATTTGCACCGTGAGAATTATTAACACGCTGCAAATATACAACATTTCAGTGATACCGCCAAACATTTCACTGATTATTTTTATATTTTTCAGCATTTTGTTTGAAAATAAGATATTATGAGTACAGAAACAACAGCAGAAACTATCAATGAGCGCGTAAATAGCATCATTGAAAAAGAGGGTCACACCATCGCTACATTTGCTAAGAAAATCGGTGTGCCATGGACAACGATCAAAAACATCGTATCTGGGCGAAATGCTCCTAGTTACGATATTATCGTGAAGATCATTAACGCGGTAGATTGGGTTGATGCCAACTACCTGGTAATGGGTGAAGAACTCACGAAAGGCAATCAGGGCAACCTGTTGACAATCGTTGAGAGACAGAATAAGACTATCGAGAGCCAGCAGAAGACTATTGATAGGCTTACCAAAAAGATGTTAGAAAACTAA